CGACATGCTTTAACATTTTGGCATGTATCTGCGTCTCTAGTTAGGGGGTTCCTGCCAGGATTGACTAACTAGAGATCTTTTATTTTTATCACTTTGCATCTTTTTTCTCAATACAAATCACGGTACAACTGAAGTGTCAATATCAGGGCTAACATCAGCCTTAGTCTGCAAATTATCATCAACCACATCAGAAGCCTTTCCATTTGTGGATGTGTTCTGAAAAGTAATCGTGCATGATGAAAATAAAAACCATATCGACAATATGGCTAGAAATGAAATTAATATGTAGTGCATATAGTTAGCACCCTTTTTTCTTCATTGCTTTTTTAGCCCCGATTTTCTCATGCTTCTTGTCATTTTTCTTGTCCATCTTGACAAGCTTGTCCATCCCCTTGTCTATGACTTTTTTTTCACTCTTAATTGCCTTATCCATTTTTTTTTCCTGTTTCATTGTTTCTAAAAAATATTTATATCCTTTAATGACTGGATCAGCGCCTTCAACACGCGCTAATAATTCATCAATTAAAGCTTCTCTTTCAATGCATGTAATATGATTCTCCTTTTTGCCTTTCTGCCTACTCAAGATAAATGTACGCCATTGATCTTGGATTTCAGCGAATGACATCTCTCTCCATTTAATCATATTGTGACCTTATTTCGATTGTAATACTTATTTTTTAAATTATTCAAATCTCTCTTCAATTGAACATTCTCTTTCGCTAAGCGCAAATTATCAATCGATTGATTATCAATCTTGGAATAGATGTCAATAACCATGCAATAGAGACATCCATTTTCAGGACAATAATGATCTTTCATTATTTTTTCCTCTTAGAAAGACCAGCTTCCGAAAGAGCTATTGCTTGAGCTTGTTTTGGATTTTCAACAATTGGTCCTTTCTTCGATCCACTATGGAGTTTACCTTCCTTGTATTCTCTCATTACCTTTGAAACTTTTCTTTGTTCTTTTCCTTTGGACATGTTATAACCTCATTTAAATTTTACCCAGGATTATATATATGAAAAATTTTTTAACCAGCGGAATCTATCTTTTTTTAGCACTTAGCGCTTCTTTGACATCATTTTCTTGTGAAAATTGTTATAAAGAAATATTAAATCATCATGATAAATGCTTTCATAAAATTTTAGACATGACGTGTTATTATGAAGAAACTTTAAATGATGAGCAACTTAAAGAATTTATTTTCTTACAAGGAATGAAATATGGTTTTAAATTATCCATGAAAACGATTTCTGAAAATCATGAAATTGAATTCCCTATTAAATATTAACAAACTAAAAAACCCGAAAATGTAGTATTAGTTGCCCCGACGCCGACAATTTTTGTTCCCCCACTTATTGTAAGCCTTACAAAACATGTATCTCCTGCTGTCATATCAATCAAAGAAGCAGCAGAGACTCTTACAGTATTAACAGAAGACATAATAGCACCCCAATTATAGGAGCCAGTATTAATACTACGGCTTGTGGCTATAAAGGATAAATTTCCAGATGTATTAGCTACTCCTAAACCTGTAACTTCTGTAGTAATATTAAATTGATAACGTCCGGTATATGGTGCCGTAAAAATACCTGTTGATGGGTCGTAGTTTCCGTTTTGATCAAAAATTTCATTACCATATACAATTGTATATTGCGTGGTATCTCCAGTCTGATTTGTTGCCCCTGCTGATGTAGCAAGGAAAGCTGGTTGTGAGCCGCTTCTAGTAATTCCAGGGCGATTAATTAGAGCTGTCTGAGTGGTAGTGTTAATAACATTAGAGCTACCATCGAATATTAAATTAGAATAAAGAAGCGTGCCGGCTCCTGTCACCGCATTAGTGTTAGAACTATTAATTGTACAAGATTCAAGTGAAGCTGTTGTACTAATAGTAACTGCTGAAGCTGAACCAGAAGCTATTTTGGTAAATCTAAATGCCTGGGAACCACCACCTAAAGTTAATGCAGTTGTATTTGTTGCACTTGTGTCAATACTAAATTCAGCTGCCTCAACACTACCAGTACCGGATAAAGTAATTGGATGATTTATAGTAGTTTCAACAAATAGCAAAGTTCCTGCCGAGCAAGTAGAAGCAGTCGAAGATCCTCCAGAATTTCCATTCGTTACATAGCGAAATGACAAAACACCGCTGGATGAATGAGCAAATAATTTTATTCCAGACGTTGCCAGATCTGTTTTACAATATTCAATTCTTATAGAAGCACTTGCAGATGAGCTTGAAAATGTAATACCATCGTTATTAGAAGCATTTAAGAAGCAATTATTAAGATTTACAATTGAAGCGGCATTACCAGTGACAGCCAAAAAGACTGCGGAATTAGTGACTAGACGGACACCACTAATATTACATGTTCCTGCCGCTGTCATAGTCAATGTGCCTGTAATAGAAGGCGTATTTAATGTACCACCTTGCCAGGCTGCAATATTTACACCTGCAATTAAAGTGACGTTCTCTGTCACACTGTCTCTTAGGAATATAGTATCTCCTGATACAGCATCTGCCATCGCCCCGGCTAACGTTGTATGGGTCCCATTAGCTGCGGAGGTAGCGACAATAAGCTTTGCAGGTCCATAATTATTTGTGCTTAATGCATGTGTTAGGGCCATATTTATTCCTTATTATGCGATTAACCAAGTTCCAATTACACTAACGGCCATGAAAAATCCTTGAGTGGCATCAAATCGAAGGGTTATAGAATCACCTATGGCAGTGCTGGTTGCCGTTCCTGCGGCCGATGATAGTAATGTGCCAACCCTTATCTTTTGTGCGCCTACAGCCTGAATTACTAATGCGTTAGCAGTTGTACATGAATAGATGAATAAATCTCCGTCAGCCAACCCAGCCGAAGCAGGCAACGTTCTAGTAACCGCAGCCGTAACGAATTCGCCTGTATTTAGGGAGCTTGTTGCACTTGCACCTATTTGACTAAATGGAGGGCTTTTAATTGTTAAAGTATTTAATCCACCAGTAGTTTTGCTTCCTGATAAACCAAGGATTGATACATTTCCAGCAGCATTTGGAACGACAGGGGTTGTACCATTATCAGGGGTAAAAGAATCAATTGCTGTTCCTCCACCTGCAAGATCCAATGTAATATTTGGCGATGAGTAACCGATCGTAATAGTGTTATTTGGTGAAGTCAATTGACCTACAAAAACATGCTGCGCATCTAAATTTGCATCTGTATGACCGATCCACAATTGTCCATCGGTAATTAATCCATTTTGACTACTAGGATCCGCAGATAACGTAAAATCAGCATTTTTTGCAAAAACAGCATCATTTTTATTACTAATAGAGCTTACAAATCCAGGCATTTTAGATCACCTTAATATAGGTTGTTAATGCAAGCCAATTAATTGTTTTACCTAATAAACCTTGAACCGAGGTTTCAACTGTATTTCCAGAAATAAAGTTTGATACTGTTACACCTGTCATTGTTCCCTCTTCACCTATAATTCCAGGATTTGCCGTAATTTCGCTTGCTGCTGCCCCTGTTGTTCTGATTACACTTGTTGAAGTATAGCCAGCGGAAAGAGCATCAGTTACATTGTAAGCAATTATTCTAATTTCTAGAATGTAGGTTGCTGGCGCAGCACCTAAAGCAAAAGATGTTAAAACAACTGGTGTTGCTGCATCTGTTGTCGTAGCTGTACCAGTGATTCTATTGGTTAATTCCAAATATAAATTATCACTTAAATTCGGATCAGCTGTTGTTTGAACACCATTATTATTATTTGCATTAGTATCACGGCTAAATACATTAAGATTATTAGCTGCTGGAATAGCTATATTTCCATCATCAGCAGTAAATTGAGTTGGAATAATTGGTGGTATTGGACCCGCTGAAGTAAGAGGTTTATATATTTGGCTCAAAGCTCACCTATTCTTTTAAATACGTGTAAGAAATAGAAAAATTTCCTGTTCCTGCTCCATCAGCAAAAAACACAGTTCCTTTCGGAAAAGCGTATAAATCATCATCAAGCACAATAGCTTCCGCAGCCGGGAATGTATGCCATTGGACACTTGAAGCTCCTCCATTTGTTGAAATAGAAAGGACAACCACATCATCGGATTGGTTGTCCATAATCAATTTTACTGGAGTAAAAGCTAATGATCCCAAATTAACCGGACTCCCTGTCATGGCTTCAATTAATTCTTCGCCAGGGAGCATAACTTGATTATTCCAATATTGAGACATGATTACTCACTTTTTGGTTGTTCTTCAACAGCAGGAGGACTTTGAACCTTTTGAGCTTGTTGTATTCTACCCAACAAAAATGCATTGACTTGATTATTCGCATCCAATGCATCTTGTAAGGGCGAATCTGGATCACATGAAAATTGATAATCTTTTCCATTAATTGAAACTGTCATTACAGATTTTATTTTTAACATATTGTTATCCTATTACCCACCAGGTTATTGTTGTATTCCCATTAAGAGCAGCTGCACCTGCGTTTATTGTATAAACTTCAAAGGACCCGGCTAATCTCTTAACTCTTTGTATTTGCATTCTAGCATCATTAGTACCTTCATTTGCAATAGAAACAAACAATTGTGAGGTTGCAGATACTAAGCTATTAGTAATCGTAAATGTTTGCGTTCCTGCTGAGGCAGTTGTGAAACCTGTGAATGTAGCAGCGCCAACGTTAAAGTTTTGAGTAGATGAAGCGGTCGGGCTTGCAACAGAGGCAGCGTTAGCAACCATCGTAACTGCTCCAGCAGAGCTAAGATCAATAGATCCGCCTCCTGTAGTAATATCAATACCACCAGCAGCATTTGATGCAGATAAAACGATAGCATTGGCAACAGCTTCCGTTGCTGTAATATTAACACTAGACCCAGTAGCTATAATATCGATATCTTCTCCAGCCGAAGCACCAGATGCAAGAATGTCAATACCTCCGGCAGTAGATTCAATTTTGATAGAATCAGCAGTCGATTCAGTTGCAGAAATTACAACCGATCCACCAGTGTTTAAAATATTAATGTCAACGCCAGCAGATCCAACAGCATCAACGTCAATACCTCCTGCTGAAGAAAGTAAACGAAGTGCATCCGCAGCAGCCTGAGACGATGTAATATTAATTTGTAGGGCTGCATCAACATCAATACCACCTGCGGGAGCTTCTAAGTTGATAGCATCAGCGGAAGCAAGTCCAGTAGCTCTAAAAGTTAACCCTCCAACATCTGATAGCAATCCAACTGAAGCAACACCAGTTCCCTGATCTGAGTGAATTTGTATTGTTTCACTAGTTCCACCATTAGCATGTAAACGAATTGCCAAAGATGTATTTTCTGTTGATTCTACTAAAACAGATCCACCAGATGAATTAAGTGTTAAATCTGCTCCAGCTCCTGTTACTGTAACGTTAGAATTCGCTGTGGCATCTATGCTAAAAGTAACTGCATCGATTGTCGCAGCTGTAGCTAGGGAGTTACCAATTGCCACTGTGCCTGTTGACGTGCCTGTATTAATATTAGTGTTGCTATTTTGAGAGGCGTTAATATTAGCAACGGCTAGAATATTAAATGTTGTTAACCCATCAGCGTTACCTAAAGTAGCTGTCTTAGTTCCTGTTCCTGTCATTAAATTAAGAGCCATCGTCCCAGCAGCTCTATTTCCTGTAGCAATAGCTGTTGTATGAGTTCCCGAAGTAACTGCTCCGGTAGCTATATTAGTAAGAACTGAGCCTAAAGTTACACCACCGCTATTTAAATTTACTGTTTTTGTAGCACTAGCATTTGTAGTTGCACCACCAGTTCCAAGATTAAGAGTATCTGTTACAGCAGTTGTAATCGTTCCACCGCTTACAGTTGTTGTTCTGGATGCTGCCGGAGCAACATTACCAAGACCAATTGTGGTAACTCTAGTGTTATTTCCTAATGCCAAAACGCCAGCACCAGCAGTTCCTGATCCAGATAAAATATTTACTGTACTGTTAGCACCTGAAGCCCCATTACCAATACTAATAGTTTGTGCGCCAACGTTGATTCCATCACCAATTGAAATGTTTTCCCCTGCTGTAGAAAGACCTAAAGTAATTAAACCTGTTTGTGCAACATCTCCGATTGTAATTGCTGTTGTCACAGCACCATCAATTAAAAGATCTCCTGTGCCGGCTTGTAAATGCAATGAAGCTGACCCTGAATCAGTACCCACGACAATAATATTATTAGCGGCATCGTCGCCAATATGAATTTCATTTCCACCACCGTTAACTTGAAAATCTCCTGTGCCAACATCTATTGTAATAGCTCCTGCAGATGCATTACCAACATTTGTTGTTCCCGAACCTGTAGTATTAATTGCAACAGTGCCATCAACAGTTAGATCAGTCAGGGTTATAGTTCCATCTACAACTAAATTCCCTACTACATGAGCATCTCCATTAACAAGTAAATCCCCATTCACCGTGGCATCTGTTCCAACAACTAATGTTGTTCCTGATTCTAATGATGAGGTTGCTTCTATTGATCCTGGAGCTATAAATGTATTTGGAATTGAGAAAATTAATTCATGAGATGGTGCGCTTGATGTAACAGTAATTTGGCTAGTTGTACCAACTAAGGCAATATTACCACCCGTAGGGGAAACTGTTGTCACACCATCAGAAAGAGTATTTAATACGCCTCCACTATTTGAAACAAGTGTCCAGGAAGGTGTGCCACCGCTATTGCCGCCTTGGTAATACATGTTTCCCGAACCAGTCGTCCCATTAGAATTCTTGATATCTAGGCTAGAAAGCCAAAAATAACCAGCAGCATATTGCTTATCTATTGTATTGCTTGGATTGCGCCCGGCAATAATCATGGGCATTAAGGCTCCGCCTTGTGGAGCGTCGTTATATGAGAAAGAGCTTGGTACGAATGGGCTAGACATAAATACTCCTTGTATAAGAAGCCTTAATATGTCACTATCACAATATCAATACAATTTTCTTGATTAATCAAGATTGATCTCTATGGAACAAGAGTTTTACAGCATTAAAGAAACAGCAGTGATTTTTGCTGTCCATGAGATAACGATTCGACGAGCCATAAAGAAAGGTTTTTTGATTGCTATTAGAGTTGGAAATGGATTAAAGAGTCCTTATAGAATTTCTAAGAAAAGTATTGATGCAATACATGAGTCTTTGATAAAGTCTTTGGCTAATAAAGCCAAGGGATGAAATGATTACTCTCCATGATTATCAAAAAAATGTATTGCATGCATGCAAAAATAATGTTTCTCATTCACAATTAATTTCCATGCCAACAGGTACAGGAAAAACAATTACATTCTTACATTTAGCAAAAGAATATGCAAAAAAAACATTAATAATAGTTCATAGAGAGGAGTTGCTAAAGCAAACATATGAAAAAGCTAAACTTTGCGGGTTTAAGGAAGAAGAAATATTTTTGGTTAACTCCGAGAAAAAAGAAAAATTCGGCCTTCTAAATATTGCAATGGTGCAAAGTCTTAATAGAAATATTGAAAAATATTCTCCAGAAGATATTGAATTAATAATTGTAGATGAAGCCCATCATGCAACAGCTCCTTCGTATTTAAGTATTTTTAAACATTTTAAAATTTTTGAAGATAAAAAGTTATTGTTTGGTTTTACTGCTACTCCTTTGAGAGGAGATAAAGATCATCTTGGAAAAATATTTCTCGACCACTCCTTTAAAATGACTCTTTCTGAAGCAACGCAATTGGGATATATTGTTCCAGTTCATGGATTACGCATTGAAATGGAAAAATCTTTAAAAGAAATTGATACACATCAAGGAGATTATGATATTAGTCAATTAGATAAGGTAATGAATTGTGATTCTGTTAATTCATTAGTTGTTGAAAGATGCAAAAATCTAAATAAAAATCCTTCAATTGTTTTTTGTACTTCTGTTGCTCATGCCGAAGAACTGGCTAAAAGGTTACGTATTGAAAAAAGAAAAGCAATTTCAATTTCTTATAAAACCCCAAAAAAAACATTAGAAATCATTTTTAATATGCTCAAACAAGGACGTATTGAATTTATTACAAATGCTGTAAAACTTTCTGAAGGTTTCGATCATCCTCCTATTCAATCAGTAATTTTAGCTAGACCAACAAGATCACCAGTGCTTTATAAGCAAATGATTGGGCGTGGACTTAGAAATCATAAAGATAAACATGATTGCTTTGTTTTGGAATTCACTAGCAATGATCCAAAAATGATGAAATGGGAAGATATAGATGAAACATCTACCTTTCAAAGTTCTACAGAAAAACAAAAAAGAACAGTAGAAGAAGCAAAAAAACATTATATAAATCTTTTCCGAAATCCAAATATTGAAATCTTGGATGTTAGAGTATCCCCTTTCGAATTTTATGAATGCAAACTTAGAAGAATTGTAAAATTTAAAAATTTCTTTTACGTTCCATTTACTGAAGGATTCACTTTCTATGAAATTCAAAAATCAAATTATAAGTCAGATAGAGAAAGCGGAAATTATTTTAACATGTATGCAACTATGCTTTTTTGGAAAGAAAAATTTAAATCTTTTTATGTCTGGAATGAACCTAATGTTTCAATGACTCCTATGGGAGCACAACCACTAAAAGATATACCTAGAGGAATCAAACATTATTCGGCAGTAAATAAATTAGGTCGATGGTATCCCTCAGAATTAGAACCAACCACAAGATATCAACGATTAATGTTAGAAAAATTTGGAATAAAATGGAACACGATTAAATCAGCCCGAAAAGCAGAAATGGAAATTGAAGAAAAAGCAATCATTAAAGCCATTAATCTTTATCTTGAAGATCATAAATTTACTGGAATTATGGAAATTTGATCACTTCTTTTTCTTTTTAGCCTTTTTGATAAGCTCCATCATCCAAGATAGCTTATTTAGATGTTTGATTTCATTCTTAGATAGATTATTTTTCATTCAAGAGCCTTTGCCATTCTGCGAGTAGATTATATCCTACTTTAAGCTTTCTATATTTCTTTTTCAATTCAGGAACCACTTTTTTATTACGTACACCTTTAACAACTTTATTGTAACCAGCACCGCGAGAACCTTCGCCAGAAGCCCATTCTCCTATAATAGTTTCTCCTGTCGTCTTTGCTGCCTCAATTTCTTCGGAAAGTTCTTTATATTCTTCGGGAGAAATGTCATCGACAACGTAAGCACTTCCATTATGGAAAACGAAAAATGCTTTCTTCTCCCCTTCATCATATGCATTAAGCATATGGTGAGTAGATCGCATTTCTTCTGGTGTGAAACCTTTAATCAATTCCAAAGCTTCAACGGCGGCCTCTTTGGGAGGTTTTAACAAACTCTTATCATCTACTTGGTGTTTCTTTCCATCGACTTCTATTATAGATTTTCCATTTCTAGAAGTAATGATTTCACCAACGCCATGCGGAGAGACTACAGTTTCATTTTTTGCAATTGGTTTAATTTCTTTTGGCGTTTCAATTGCTGTTTCTTGTTTAGGTTCTTTCGAATAAGCATCAATATTTGCCAGCAATTCAGGATTAATTTCGCTCTTAAGCCTTCCAGTCCCGTCTTTCATGCCTAATGCTGCTGCTGCTTGCTCTGGGCTATTTCCACGCTTTAGTAAATCATCAACCTTGTCTTTTATGCCCAATTTCTCCAAATATTCCTTTGGGTTAATATTTATTTCAGGTTGCATAACTTGCTGAGGCTGTGCTATATTGCTTGGCGTTTGATTAACTATAGGAGGTTGTTGTGGACCCTGACTTGATAAATTTATTGTATTGCTTAGGGGTGCTTGCGGTTGGATCGACTGTGCTAACTGTGGTATTATGGAAGTCAAATTAGATGGAATTGCTCTTTGAAGTGCTTGTGCTGCCATAGGGGCAGCCAAAGATGTTGCAGCTAATGCAGCTCCTGTTAATGCTCCCTTATTTACATTTTCTTTTCTTTGAATATCGGTTCCAAGTGTTTTTTCATATTCTGTTTGAGGTTGTAAATCTCGATTAATTGATTTTCTTCCTCCTCCTAAATACTTCAATATTTTATCTACTGTATATCCAGAAGCTAAGGCTGTTTTTATTTTATCTGAATGTTCAGGAAATTTCTTAATCAAAAAATCAATTATTTGTTTTGAAGTAAATCCTTTAGATAAAGCATTGGAAATTTGTGATATCATTATCTACCTATTAAATTAACACTTTGAAGTAGTCTTTGAAGATCATTTAAAGGAGGTGTATCTAAATTCCCTTTTTGAATTTTTTGATCATCTGTTAATTCAAAACCTTCTTCTTCTAGTGCATTAAAAGCATCTTTGAACATACGCCAATCATAACCTTTGTCCTCAAAAGCTTTTCTTGCCAAAACTAAACTAAAATTTGGATCAGCTTGTTTTAAATCCTTTAATCCTTCTTGAATATTTTGTAGTTGATTAGGTGCATAATCATAGCGAGGATATAAAGTTTTAGGAGAACCAAAAGCAAATTTTTCTTGTCTAATAGCTTTTGGAACTTTATTTAAAACTGTCTTTTCATGTTCACTTAATGGATTAATTATAGCTTCTCTTTCTTCTGGGTAATAACCAAGATCTGTCAATAGACTCCTAGCAGTGTCATATAATCCTAAATCTAAAATAGGTTTAAGATGAGATCTTAAATCATTTGAAGCCTGTTCAATATCTTTATATGTCCCTTCAAATGCTCTTGTTAATCTATTTTGCAATCTTGGGGCTGATAATTCTTTTTTCACATTTGCCATTGAATTTTTAAATTGTTCAACTTTTTTTGCAATCGAACGATTTATATCTGCTTCACTTTTTCCTTTCGATGCTTCTTGTTCACCATATTTCTGAAATATTGCTTGTTGTTCAGATGTTGCATTAGGAATTTGTTTTAATAATTCATTAGCAGCTCTTTGACCGTATTCTTGTTGTGAAGTAACTCTTTGTTGTCTTTCTTTCTCAATCAAATCATTATGAGCTTTATCTTCCTCAACCTGAGCTTTAATTTGTTCCAAAGCTTGTGGGACAGTTAATGGTATACCTGCATCTGTAGATTGTTTAGCTAAATCTCTTGCCTGTGAAATTTGTTCACCACGATTTGGTATAGGTCTAATTTCTCCCGTAGTAGCAGGTCGAGGCAAATTACCAGGACCACCTTGAGGACCTAAATTTGTAGGAAAAAATTGAGAAGATTGTTCTTGTTGATTTAAGAAATTAGGTAATTGTTGTTGATTACCTTGAACTTGTTGCATTGGCTCTCTAGATCTTTGTTGTTCACCAGCAACAGGAATATTTTGAGACACTCCAGCTTGAGCAAACTTGGCTAATTCAGGAATAAGTTGACCTAAATAACGTTCGCTTCCAGGAATACCAGCACCAGCTTTCATAGCTGATAGTATCAAATCAAGAGGTTTCGTACCTTGAGTATTTGCTAGATTTTTAATTTCATCTAAACTTTGCTGAAGTTGACCTCGTTGATATCTTCTTTCTAATAATTCAGGAGCATTTTGACCCAATTGTGAAAATGCTTTTCCTAATACTTGTCCCGGAGTTATTTGTGGAGGAAGTATACTAACCATATTAGAATCCTATTCCCGATTGTTGATAAACGTTCTGGGTTGGTGTTAGGGCATTTTGCAACAAAGTTTGATAATTAGAAAATGGAGTTTGAGCATATCCTAATAGTTGAGGAATAGCCTGAGATTGCATACCGCCTCTAAGAGCTGCGATATTTGTTTCTAAATTGCCACCTTCACGAGCTATTTGATTGCGAAACCCAGTTGAACCTGTTGAACCTGAACCCATTCCAGCATATCTGTTAGCTATTCCGGGTCCTATATTCTCTTCGAAATCCCTTCTTAATGGTGCTTCAAAGCTATTAAAAAATTCAGGATTATTAAATAAACTCATTAACCAATTTTGTCCCTGCTGAAATTGAGGATTTTGGTTTATATTTCCTTGAGGTCCCATACCTTTAACTTGATTTACAATATCATCAATAAGATTTTTCTGACCTTTATTATATGTAGAACCCATTTTTCCTTGATTACCTGTGAATGCACTAAGTATAGGTCCAATTGCTGCCATAATAGCTGAAATAGTAGCTGGGTCCATATTAACCTCATATTTTTTTCTTCATATTAGCATTTATAGAGTTAAATTCCATCACGAACATACATTAAAACTATAAAACCCTGATATCCTGCTGTCGTTCCATTTGTAGTTATATTTATTTGAGTATCGGAGACAGTAAATTGAATTCTCGCATCTCCCTGAGAAAAAAAACTAAAGTATACACCATCATTTGCTCCCACGGCTGTACAAGGTAAACTTGCTGTTCCGTATACATGAGTCATTATTAATTGAGGATTTACATCATTTATAGGTAAAGGAATTGTTTGAGGAACAAAACTTGTAATTCTAGCTATTGCTTGGAAACCATTACGAATTTTATTCGTAGTATCGTAAACCCATTTTTCGCCATTAAAAGACTCTGTATCTTGTGTGAATGCACCAATAGTTTTGTCATTAACAACATCCGCATATTGGGCAAAAGTATCAACCAAGAAGGTCTTTAAACGTTCTTCTTCTTCAGGGAAATTAACTGTAGTAGGTAAAAAAGGCGAAAAAAGATTAGAAGGATTTGTTGGTGTCGTCATACGAGCCTGCCTCCTGGCCTTACGCTCATAACCATATTCAAAAGTTCAAAATCTGATTCATTTATGGCGTTGACCGCCATTTGCTCATCTGACATGTATAGACTCAATTGCAACGTCTGAGCTTGCGCATCACAGAATAGGCGGTATATTGTCTCAGGTCCTCCACCCACTTGATATGGATTTTCTGTTGTCAATATAATGTTAGATTGAGGATTATCGCTTAGTGGTGTATTTACAGGAACATCGCTTGAATCAGCAAGCACATCACATGTGACCTGACCTGCACTTGTTGTATTCACGTAAAAATCAACCTTGCTTAACCTTGCCCTAGATGCATTCTTAAAGAAGTTAAAAAACTTAGTTTGAATTCCAAGATTGCTAATAGTCGCTAATTCCCCGCTATTTGGCGTATAGACCCCTGTTGTAGCCACTATCGCCAATCCTTGATCGTCAGCATAAGAAACAACTCTAATCGCAACCGCAGAGGCACCGATTGCAGGATTGAAAGTCAGAGAAATAGCCCCAGTAGTATAATTAATAGTGCCTGTGCCCAGAGCACTAGCTTCAAACAAAACTCCATTTAAAGAAGTATCTTTAAAAACAAGAGTACCTACATTGATTTGCACTGATCCTGGAACAATGGGCACATATGAAATTGTATTAGTATATGTAGTACCTGTTGCGGTCCCTCCATTAATTGCCTCAAATTCACTAATTGTAAAATCATTGTCTGTAGTCAATGCTTTAGATATTTTGAAATTACGACCATTAAGAGAAACGCCATCATCGCTGGTAATTCCAATAATACCCGAAAGACGTATCCAAGTGCCATTTGGCAAATTATTATCTGTTACAGTGAAAACAGCAGGATCAGCAGCAGTAATATTGGAAATAGTCAACGAAGGAGCATTAAAACTTGTTGGCTGCTCCAAAAGAAAAACATAACCTTGCTGATTTCCAGCCACAACTTCCTCAAAACCATCAGAAGAAACACCGCTATTCCAAGCCAATTCGCTATAATTTGACCAAGGTTGTGTCAACTCAGCCCAGGTTTCCCCCGAACTCGAAGGATAAAAGTATCCGAAACAAGTGAAACAATCATCGAAAAAAGCCCAAGTCTTAGTGTCGTAATTAAAAACTAGCACTTTATCAGGGAAAGTGCCAACATGATTTTCCACACTTGGAATCGTCCAAAAATTCAATCTAGTCTTAAAAGTCCTAATCCCTTGAATTCTATTGAAACCAAAGTTAGTAGCTCTTATTTGAAATATCTCATCAGGTATTTTCTCGTCGAAACGCTGCGTATCATTACCATCACTGATTACAATACCACGATTTCCAATAGCCATTAATCCTTTGTCAAAAGGGATCGTACTTCCTGTGCAATCGCTACCCAATTCGACGTTAACTCTTTCCCATACAAATGGATTTTGCGCATTGTTAACGAAACGCAAACGCCAAGTAGAGCGAGAAAAATAAACCACCAATATATCACGTATAAAAGCAGCACCAACAATGGGTTCATTAGTCGGAGCATCGTTCGCCCCACCCCTTCCAAAAAGATCATCACGAGCAGCATTAACGTCTATTCCTTGTACGTTTGGAAAAACTGGCTGTGGAGAAGAATAATATGGGGTGCCAATTTGTGTCCAGCGTGCCCTATTAGTAAATGTTTGATTACCTTGTTCATTGCCTTCAGTGGTGCTAAGAAAGACAAGATATCCACGATAAGGGAATATTAATAACGCTCCCAATAGAGCAGTATTAGGATCAATAGGAGGATTATAATTTGCCCAACCAGTTCCATTGCTGAGTACTCCATAATATCGTATTCCATCTTGACCACTAATGTTTTTAGAAGCATCTAAAACAATACCTGTCGCCGAATTTCCATTTGTCCAAGTAAAAGTCGATGTGGCCTTCAATCCTGTTGCCTGAACTGTAAATGGATTTCCTGCAATTGTGACAGTGGCTAAAATGGCTGCATTACCAGAGACAGCAGTATCGAGATGAAGAAAATAAACTTGATCCCCAACCTGCACGCTGTTACCAGTAGCCAAAACTTGTACTGTTGCTAAATTTCCTACCCCTGCCGATCCTGCAAAGGTTCCTATAGGATCTAAATTCCACCCATGCAAACCAGGCTTATTATTCGTTGCCCAAAAAGCATTGGCATAATTAGCCGTATAAAAGAAGTCAGAATTTGTACCATTCCAAAGTGCTGTTGTAAGAGTGCCTGAAAAAACAAGAGGTACAAATATTGTACCATTAAATTCATAAGATGTCGTTAAATCAAATGCCACCAAACTTTGAATATTAATGCCGAACTGCTCACGCGTTTTAAGCCCCATTACAGGCGTTCCATTAGCAAGTTTACCTAGTAGGCTATATCCACCTTTCTTAACGACCCTGCCACGAAACTGATAAGAATTAAGCAAAGTTTCAAAGCTATCTTCAGGAGTTGCCCAAGGCTTCGTATTCTTTGTTACGCCTTCAGTTATCGGACCTATGAGAAATTGTTGTGTTGTCATATATTAAGCCGTGGCTATTGCTATCCAGGTAAAAGAAAAAACACCGCTTGCATTTGAAAATATATCAAATGTTGCATTGCCTGTAATACTTGTGCTGACCAAACTTGGAATACTGCTTGTAATATTATTTGGTATTGCTATTGCAACGTGAATCGTCGTAGGCGCAGGAATTAAAGTTACTGTTCCGTTTGCCGTGACCGTTCCAAAATACAACATGAAATTACCAGGCAGGAAACTTTGGAATTGATTAGGACCTACAATATTTACAACACTTTGCGTCAATTGCATACCAAGATTATCGGCATCATTGGGATCATTTGATGTCGGTAGGAATTTCTTTATTTGAGCAAATAATTGTGGCTCGGTCCCCGACTTTGATGTTGCATTTTTTGCATATAAAGCTACCAGATCTTCAACCACACCAGGATCAGCTGATAATTTTTCAAGGATAACATTTTCATGATCCCCCTGATTTTTCTTATTTAAAGCAGTATGATTTACTAAGAATTTTAAAGCATATTGAGCAAAGTTAGTTTGTATTTGCGTTTGTGTAACTGCTGGGGAGGGTTGAGACTGCGGAGTTATGGGTGAATATGTCATGTATTACCTAAAACTATATAAAAATATTGAATACCCGCTACAAAATCATGCCCAATTAAAGTTGTAATAAGACCCTCCCTTTCAGACAAAACAGATACCCAAGGAGAAAGCAATGGCGTTGTTCCCAAGGTACAAAAATTAACAGCAATTAGATTTTTTGTTATAAAAGGATTTAAATATAAAGTATTAGCATTAGTTATAGAAAAATTGATAATTCCAAAATATAAGATTAATCCCCCAGGAAGATATGTAAATAAACCTGTTTGTCCTAGTTGTATATTTTGTTGATTGTACAATTGATATGTAGTCATCTGAACTTCAGTTCCAGCAGCACTTCCCCCCTGATATCTTAAAAACAAATTATCTATAGTTTGAGTAGGATTAACGACAGATTTTGAATATAGTGAAATTTCACCAACACTTGTTTGTGGTCCTTGTTGTTGTTGAAGTAATTCAATATTTGTATGATTTCCTGACGAAGAAACTGCATCTAGCGCAACATGATTTCTAGAAAAAGCATCATATAGTTGCTCAAAATTAGTTAAAAAATCACCTTGAGAAACGGCCAAAAAGTCATTTGGACCCGGAATTATTGGGTTATATTCTTTTATGTCAGGACCGCTCATTAGTTACCTATCGCTATGTAATAAACATCTCTTGTGGAACCCACTTGTGCTTGAAAATTTATAGTGAAGGAAGATCCTGCAATGTTTGTAGCGGCTACAGAACTGACTAAAGTTCCTACAAAATCTTTAACACACACACCAACATATCTAAGCGTAGTCACAGGTGATAAATTTACCACTTGTCCATTTGTCGGATTGAGAATGACACCTGCATAAAACACAAAAGGCCCTGCAACAAAGCTATATTGATCAGGAAAATAAACGTCAGGATTAGTAGATTGAAGACCTACCTTGATAGATGGATAAGTCATTTGAATAGGAGTTTGACTATTGTTTGGTCTGAAAAATAAATTAGGTACAGTCAAAACTAACTTATTATATATTGCCGTCTGTGTAGCTGTAGTCGCTGGATCAAGGGTTTGTGGTCGAAGAATCAATATGTTGTGGGCACCTTGCAAATCATTATTGCCAAGAGGTGAATGATTCTTCGCAAATGAATTAAAAATCTCAGTAAAATTAGCACGAATTTGCGCTTGCGAAATGACTCTTTTGGATGCTGCTTGAGGTATATTTGGATTATATAACACTATTTAATCTCCAGAATATTGTGTTCCATAAAACCAACTTGCGAAAGGTCTGCCAGGTTGACTAAATATTGTTTGCGCTCGCTGGCTGCCCATCTGCCTTAAACTTCTTCGCTGCGCCATTTGCAATTGGTCTTGATATATCGGCATTAAATAAGCCATGCCTTCGGGATCTGGAAAATCTGTGTAAATAAGTTTCGCTGCTATTGCGCATATAAAAAGATACCATTCATCAAGTTCAGGAGCATCAGAATTAGCAATCAAATCAGTTGGCTGCTGACTGATTTGAAACTCGACCTGATAAACTTGCTGTGGAATTGGCCTAAATGTAATCTGCTGATTATAGAATATTACATCCGTGGGTCTTGATGATTGATAAGGAACCACAGAAGCATATATAGCAGCACCACTAGGTATAACCAAAGTAAAGGTGTATGCTCCTGTGACATAGTTAACTTGTCCCACAATAGAGTTTGAAGTATCTACTAATAAACCTGTATTGCTATTGGCTTGTGGACTATCTGATATTGAGAAATTAAAACCTGAATTATCAAATCCTGAAATAATAACAGCTGCTTCCGTCACATTACCGAAAATATCCTGCTGCGCTCTTAAGAAAGGAAAAGAAGGTATTATCCCAGTATAATTAAATAATGTTCCTGTGCCTAGAGCTATCTGCTGATTAACTGTTAACTTAGGCCATCTATTATAAAATGTAGTTTTATCTTGATAATACCTTAAAATATATCCTTGACAATATACAGGAGGGCTTATTGTTATGTTTCCAGGCGTTGCAACTACTGCTTGCCCTTGGTTATTAGTTGGATTATTTTCGTATAAGAAGGGGTATGTATCAACATTTGGAATAGTAGTAAATACATAAGGTTTAGTTAGCTTTAGGTTCTTAAATTGCTCCGGAAAATGCAGTGTGTACGCCAGATTGATATAGCGATCAATTTGCGTATCTGGCATTTGTGCAGGACTGTATCGAGCGGTCATCCGCCTTACAGTATTTCTCATTTCTAAAAGCTGTACCATCACACGACTCCTGCATTGTATACAGTTCCTTCAAAACTATCCTGATTTCCATAAGGAAGCGGCAGAGGAGTTAAATAAGGTCCTGAACTATTAGGAATTACCGAAGGATTAGTATATGCACTTGGCAATGGACTTGGGTAAGCGAATGCATTGAAATTAGTCGAATCCAAATCTAAAGTTAAAGTATCGCTCGTCACTGCAATCACCTGAGTATTTACCAAATTCAATTGAACCATTCCAAATTGCGTAGGAATCAAAAAACGCACCTTCAATCCTGCCGGATATCCGTGGTCATCAACCGTGGTCACAACGCAAGGATTTGCATTAGTCACAGAAGCAATCGTTTGACAACGCAAATTCTCTTGGACTTGAACCTGACTATAACCAGGATAATAGGTAACAACTGCACTCATTAGAATCCTATTGCAACAAACGCATACTTCTTATCCGATGTATCTACGCTATCTATTTGACTAGATCCATCGTCAGGGCCTTCTTTCTGGATAAATCGGGGTGTGTGATAGTAATTATTTATTTGATCTGCAAAACCACGTTTAATCGTATAAACTTGGCCATGCTGAAATGTTATCCATTGAGGCACGTCACCTACATGCTTATCATAGCATAATTTAGCGGATTGACCTTTAGCTCTAAGATTCAGAAATTTTCCAGTAATCATTTGGTTATCATGCGCTCTTTGAGCTTCAATCTTTGCTGCCAATGCTTTCTTTTCAACAGACATTCCTAACTGCTTATCAACAATAACTTTTTCATCTTCGCTTAGTTCCCTTTTGGGTCTTTCTGTATATTGATATTTTGCAATTTCAGCTTTCTTTTCTTCAATTTCACGCTTAGTCTTTTCAAGTTCAATACGCGCTAAATCAATTTCAGTTAACACACCTTCTAATGTAGCAGTTTCGCTCATATTAACCTCTGGTTGTGCTTCTATTTGTATACTTTTAATTTTTTTTTGTCTTGCCATATTTTCCTTTAATTAAGGAAGAGGCTCGCGAACCTCTTCCAAATAATTACTATGAATTAAACGACTGTTCAACTGTGGTTGCTTCCCAATACCATGCATCTACAGTAGATCCTATGATACCCCCAACAGTTGCGCTGTTAGTACCATCCCCAGCGCCAATTAATACCCCTCTAGATCCTAAGTTTTGTGTTGCAAAACCTAAAATGTCTTGGTTGGCATAAGGCAGAGGAGTTGGAGTAACACCGGTTAAATTATTGGTATTACCTTCCCCTTGAGGAATCATTACAGGCAATGACTGAGGATAACTTGCAGCCAATATTGAAGCAAATGCAGTAAATGCAGATGAATCAACGTTAGCAAACGTTACCGTTTGAGTACCCACAGCATTGTTAACGGCCGATACAGTGAATTGAACTGGCAATCCATTTGATGTGCTATTAAGTTGTTGCATTCCATAAGCCGTTGGAATTTGGAATCTAACAACATCACCAATTTGATAATTTTGCTGAACCAAAGTAGTAACTACCATTGGATTAGCTAGTGTTATCTTTGCTATTACACGATTCTGTGGGTAATAGAGGCTTGTATTGATAACAGAAGAATTACCAACTTTATAAACAGAACCAACGCTTGTTAAAGAATTAGTTGAGTCTAATAGAGTTGTAAATTGGTTTGTTCCGTTAGTTGCTGTAACAGTCATGATAAGTCCACCTAATTCAGGCGCACTTGTCATATTTACAATTCTTACGTTGTCGCCAACTTGGAAACCGTGATTTGTTCCTGTTACAAATACTGTAGGCTGTCCAGGTGTAAAGCTAGATACAGCAATTGTTGCGCCTTGACTATAGATAGAACTATCATACAAACTAAATCCATTGATAGTCATCTTTCCATTTTCATAAGGAGCAATTGTACCAGCCACAGTACCATTCATCTTAATGATACCTGTTCCAGAAGCCATATAAGAAGGCAAGAAAAGACCTTCTACAATTCTATCCGATGTCAAAGAACCAGAAACCCCAAGAGCAGTTTGACCCGATAAAGTCAAGTTCCACAATTGGAATTTAGAAATTTGATTCGGAATAGCTATAAATTTTGGTGTAGACGCAACGTTTTTAAATGTTCCGCTTACAATTTGTGTGCTACCAGCCATATTCAACCTCCTATAGTGCTACTTGAAGCGTGCAACGTAAGTTGACGATCCAAGAGGTGTTAGTGATGTTGAATACTTGCGCCATTTTCCAGCCTGCTGTTTGATACAATCTTAAACGTGGTGATGCAATCTCTGGCGGTGCATAGATAAACTGCGCACTATAGCCATCAAGATCAACCATGTCATAGCTTTCCTGTCCTGGAATAAAGATATTATAAACGTCTTGTCCATTAGCAGAAGCATTAGGCGAAATACTACCAACAGAGGACAATAAGAAACGGATGTTTCTAATAGTACCCCATTCCGCTTGCAATAGGTTTGCTGTATTCGCATACTGCGCAACGTTCTGGAAGCCCACCATTTGATCTAAGTCAGCACTAAGGTTAGTGTGAGTTAAGCCAAAGAAGCAGGTACGAACTGGACCAGTACCGAATTTGTCTTCGCCTTCAATCAAGTCCATGATGAATTGTGCATTAGCAGTGCGCAATAAGCGAACGACTTTGCTGCAATCCAATGGGCTGATGTTTGTTGGGTTGTCCGTTTCTGTTACTTTATTGACCATATTTCTATGGCGGGGAAACCTCTTCGGATCTCCCTCTCATAGTCACCTATGAGGCCTGACTGTCGCATCTCTTTCGAGTTTCCTCACTCAGTCGATTACGCTGCTTTCGCTTGCGCAGTGTTGTCTCTATTAGAGAGTTCCACCTCAATCAGAGGAAATTTTACAACGGCAATAACCCAATATGCCTTACCGTTGGTACCAGAGGTACAATTAATCGGCGGAGCACCCCCCTCCATCATGCTACGAGCCAATTGGTCTTCTGTTTCTCGAAGAGACTGGCCTAATGTAGACACTGCGCTGTTTAACACCAATCTGTTACTTGTTGACCTAGTAATCTAGGCGGGCCAAATCTTCTCAGCTGGCCTCACTATGTTTCCATAGTGTTCAGAGTACCGCATCCCTAATATGTTCATGCCATGTACGTTTATGAGGCATCCTATTTACCCATTCTTCAGCTTCTTGTTTTGAATCTGTTTCAAAACAGGTATGCCAAGGATTTGGACAATTACAACTATCCTCTTCTAAACAAACATAGTAATATTTAAGGTCTTCTCGCTTACTGCGTTCAGGCTGATTATAGATTTCTTTAATGTAACCATCTGATTGCACCTCTCTTTTAGGATTCTGCAATAATTTCATTTCAAAATAATCTATTATATTTTCATCCATAATCTTGCCCCTTGTTGCCTTTCTATGCTGCCATAGCGAAGGGTTTCAAGTCCATCAGAGAAGATTTATAGACCCCATGTATACGTCTAGGGTCTTCGTTAATCAACATTACCTGCTCTTGCAGTATAATGTAAGTTCCATACCAGTCAATTCTAGCATCAATATCAAGCGCTGTAAGTTGCTGCGCTGGTGGGTCTACAATTCCATTGCCTAAAGGCACTGGAGCGGTTAGCAAGTTCTGATAACGTCGTCGTCTCAGAATATCGCCAGCTTGTTGATCCATTGTGATGGGGTAACCCATTGTAGTATGAATCAAGTCTGGCATAGGACGTGCCAATAATTTCATGCTCAATTGCTGCTGAACAGCTGGAGGCAGAATATTGGAGGTTGTCGGGCCGGACATAGTCTTAACCTCATGTTAAGACGAAGTCACATATAAAGGATTACTTACGAGCTGCTGCAAGAGTTTCTTTCCAAAGAGCTGTCTTTTGCTCTTTAGTCATGCGAGAATTAGAGATATGAGCCGCAGTTGATACAGCTTCAGAGCGAACCCCTAAGCTTCCTGTCATCGGCTTTCCCTGTTTGTCCTCAACTCTCTTTTGCTCCTGAGAGATTGGCTTATCTTTTGACGCTATTGCAGCTTTATCAGCTTGGTAACGTGCATCTTTTTTGATGAGATTATACGCTTTTCTCAAAGGATTGCTAGCCGTTTGCATCGCTTCAACGTGGTCTTCGTCACTTTTGATATATTTTTCAATATTTTCAGCCGTGACGACCTCCTTAAAATCGGGATGTTCTTGAGCAGTCTGCAAAATAAGAAGCTGTTGTTTAGCCTCAGCAATTTCCTTGTCCTTTTTGGACAATTGTTTGTTGAATGCATTGAAAGCTTTAACAAGTTTCTTCCCATCAGGGAATTCTTCTTGTTCTAGCTGTCTATAATCAAAATCTTCTTCGGGTTCTGGCTGAGTCTGCTTTTGCTGATACTGCGCTTGCATCTGCATTTGCTTCTCATACATTTCCCTTTCTTTGCGAGCCTGCCAAAGTTCCCTTTCGAGGTCTTCTTTAGCTTTGCGAAGTTCAGCAAAACTCTCTTTAGGTGTTTTGCTTTCCTTCTCATGGGTATCAACCGCCTGATCGACCACTTCAGGTATTTGGGTCTGTTCTGGTGAACTCATGCATTTTCCTTTGAGATTGGCGAAATCTCTATTGCGCCGAAATCGTGTCAAAATCATATTGACATGACGTTGCTATAATATTTAATAAAAATTGAATTTCATTACAACTTAAAATTAGATATTGATTAGACTATTTTGCCTTGAATGATGTAATCTTCGATTTTGTCAATTTTATCATTGCAATAATTTCTAAGCATTGTTACATGCTCTTTATCGAATTTATCTGGATTTGCAAGAATGTAATTTAACGTTTCTTTTTTAGGAATGGCATATTCAAATTTTACGTGGTCATAATCGGTGACTGACCAAAGAAACATGTCTTCATCTTGATAAGGACTAGGACGTGTTACGCGACAGATTGCCGGGCGAAAGACTAGTTTATTTGTATGGTTATTTTTGTAATAGAGAATCCAGATATAATATTTCTTTAAATCGAAACCTTTCTTCATGCACATATCGTATTGCTGCTGCACAATGCTTTCTATATGAGCCTTGAATTTAGGCAATGCAGCTTGCAGGATTTCGCCGACTTCAGGAGTACTAAACATTACTTTTCACCATCATTTGTAGGCCAATCAACATTTTCAAGAACAAAACAAAGAGCATCTCTTAATTTTTCTAAACATTCTGAAAAATCTGTATTGCCATCCTTGAAATTTATGTTTTGCAATGTTGCATAATGAGATATTGCTTCACAATCAGCGCAATATTCTTCGCTTTTTCTTAGATTTATGACAAATTTATCTGTTAAATAACGAATTGGCAATTTAGGAGGTATTTCACCTTCTACTTCAGGAGGTTTATATATAAATTGCGAAGAATAATTTCCATTCATGAATTCCTCATCTTGCTTCCACCCATATAGAGAGATCTATTGCTGTGCATTGAGCTTTGAGTCGGTGACATTTTGTAACCGACTGGCTTATGTATATTCGGAAGCTTCTTGATTTTTGGCGGGATCATTGTCATTAGATATACCTAATAATTCCTCTGTTATTCCTGCACATTTTTCAACTAATTCCCAATCAATAAACATATTTAACCACCATGCATTTTCATATGCTTTGCTGCTGCTTCTCTTTTTTCTTTTCTCATTTGACCATAATCCGCAGCCCCTTCACTTTTTGCAAATTTGGCTAATCTCTTTCCCATTGGTCGACTTTTTTCTGATTTAACTTTTGTTTCTATTACAGCTTTTCTTGTTCCTTTATGTGGATATAATTTTTTACCATGTTCTCGCGTTTCTGAAGACATGCTTTTATGTTCTTTTCTCAATGGTTTAGGATTAGCAGCCATATTATTTATCCTCTAGTCTTTGGTTCTTTTTCGTTAAAGCCACCTGCACGATTATAGCTCTTTTCCAATTGCAATGGAGGCTTACCACCAGGAGCACGGAAACGTGGCTCTGTTTGATTCAAGTTTTTATTTTTTGGCACCATCGGCTTAACAGCTTCCGGAATGATCTTTATTTTTGACATAGTTTATCCTTTAAAAAAGTTGAGGCAAGGCTCTTGCAGCTGCACCAATCGCGTTCGCTCCCTGCCTCAAAAATTATTTATCCTTTTTATAAAATGGTGGACTCTGGTTGGATTCGAACCAACAACCTGCATATAACAGCTTTACCTGTACAACCGCCGCTCTTCCAGTTGAGTCTACAGAATCCATAAAAACCTATTGGCAGGAATTGCACCTGCGACCTCTCCCCGTTTACTTAAGAGGCTCAATCCCTACCGCAAAACGGATCATCGCGCTCTCACTGCTGAGCTACAATAGGAAATGATTATTTATTCATCATCTTTTCGCGTGTATATGGCTTGTGAGCGAGTGACCTATCATCATGATGATCGATCTTTTTTCTTACTTGCTCGTAGCTATTGCTTGCGCCTGCTGGTGGCTTTGGATCATGGTTTTCTTTGATCTTGCTATAATCTGCTCCAGTATTACCCTTCCCAGATCCACCCATAGATGTATTTTTATGACTATGTCCCATTTGAAACTCCTTTCGGTTGTGACATTGCTATTTCTTTATCATCTTGTCTTTTTTGAATATTTTCTATCAAGGTAAATACCTTAACGAAATCTTCAATATGCATAGATTCCACTTCTTTTGCAGCTTTAACCTTATCAAGTGTTGCAGATGCTTTTTGATGCTCAGATTCATTGTATTTAGTCATCAATGAAACTTGTTCGAGGTGGCCTTTCTGAATTCGTTCTTCTGCAAGTGCGCGATCGCTAATAGCCTTAGATTGCAATGACTCATTAACAATCTGTTGATTCTGCATCTGAAGCTGTGCCATTTGTTGTTCTTGTTGTGCTTGTTGCTGTTGCTGTTGCTGAATTGATTCTATTAGCTTGTCTTTATCTTGCATATCAACGTCAGCAAGCAATTGATCGACAGGGATAGGCAATCCATCTTTCCATAGCTGGTATTTCTGGATGAATGCAAGTTGCTTTGTAGTATTTGTTAGAGGCGCATTAGCAACAACAGCGTCGTATCTCTGGAATGACTTATCACGGAATTCATTCGTTGGGTCTTCCTCGATCATCCTTCTAATCTTTCCAAGGGTATAATTCTTCTGAATAAGCGCCCAATGTAGCCTGCCAGCATTACGCTGTGATAAGTCGAGGTTGTCGAATAACTCTTGTAAAGTGGTGAGAGCTGCACCCTGACGCAATTGTTCTGTAATACCCACATCACTGTCTTCCGCTTGTCCCAGCAATTCTGGCGTAACTCCGGCATTTGATTGTATATCCTCTTTAAGGAATTGGGTTGCCTGATAGTTAGCAGGATTAATATTTGCTCCTGGCTTGTCAACGAGCGCATTAAGTCTACCTTTCTTTAAGAATCTAACTTTTCCCGGTCCTACCTTAAAAGCATCACTATCATCAATTAACGCATCTTCTTCGACGTCAACACCTGAAAATTGCGCCGCTAATAGGTCCAATTCTAATTGCTTGCGGTAATTATAAAGGTATTGACTATCTCTTATATTTCTAATAATACCTTGGTAACGAAATGCATAGTTATTATTAGCAAGATCATGATACCCAACAAAAGGTATAAAAGGATACATATCTACGCCAAGAGGATTTGGCCCATCATAGAAGCAAGTATTGTTAACAATGATAGCAAGATGCACAGTAGGCACTTTTTCCTTAACCACGACAACTTGCGGAAATTGTACTTTGAGTTGTTCCATTTCTTCTCGATCAAAGTCCACCTCCGTGCTTTCATATGTTTCAGGATCGACAATAAATGTTGCCATACGTTCGGTTAAATACCAATATTCATCATATGCTAGGAAACCTTTACGCCTGATATTATATTGCTGAGGCATGTATGTAAACTTAGTATCAAAATAAGCTTGGTCATTGAGCATATCAATATCATGCTCTCGACCCGGCAACATCTGTTTAACTTGTTCTTTCCAGAGATATTTGCGAGTGCGTATGAATTGACAATCGCTTAAATCCATTTCACGCCAAAATGCATCCATCATTATCATGTCAGCACTAAGGCATTCAGTGCGCAAGTCTCCGCAAATAGGATCTCGCCTATAGTCTATCCAAGAATGCTCTAAAGCTAGACCAGTTATGCCTGCTGCTTCTTTAAAACATGCTGAATGAGTGTTATATGTATCGTCATTATAATAGGCTGATTGAATGCATTTGGTTGCTTGAGATGCTGTCTTATCGCTAGATCCATGTACTGGAATCATTTGAGTTGCTTTGCGATGCTGACGCTGACGTCCGCAAACCATATTGACTACAGGCATTGAGTTATTGAATACCCATTTTTGATGCTCATAACTCAAACCTGAATACATATTTAGAAAACGCTGGTCGCCAAGATAAACTTTTCTGTCAATTAACTGCTCATAAAAGAAAAGCTGCCAAGCCGATAAATTCTGTTGATATCGTGCATCTGCCTCGGCTACAATATCTCTTTTACCATCTTGATAATAGCTTTGGTAAACGTTCGGGACAACCTGACTCCTTTCGAGCATTCCACTTGTCATAATATCACCTAATAGTAAAATCTTACTTATACATTAAAGTGATAATAAAATAAAATTGTCATTGTGGATATTTCTTCATCTATTTTTACCCATTCGATAAAGTTCTGCATTTTGACAGCATTCAATAAGCACTTCTAAAGATTTTCTGTTGAGTGAGTCCATGATCGGATAAGCATTAAAATAATGAAATGCTCTATTAATATCTTCTTGGCAATAGTGTCTTAACAAATCTGCCTGAGATAAATACCATATTTCTTTTCTAAGTTTAGTTATTTCTTTATTAAAAACTTCTTTTATATATTCTGCGTCTTCAGTTGTCATTGATTACCTTCTAAATGAATACGGATTGTTATTTGGTGGAAGTTGAGCAGGTTGTTTCTTTGCATACGGTGTATTAGCCTTCAATCGATCTAAAGAATCTTTTGTCATTGATCCAGGACCGCGTCCATATTGGATTCTGGCATTAGCCATGTACCTAACCGAATCAGCAGCGTGGCTAGTCCAGTCATGAACGGGTGAGTCTCCATAACAATTTTGTTTTTCATTAAACTTCTTATGATAGTTCTCAAGACATTTAATGAGATGAGAGCATTTGTTTCCATCAATAAAAACTATACTAAGCATGGCTCTAACAGCATCTATGCCTACCTGTTTATCTATTTCACGTTCAAGGAGTACTGTTTTTAATCCAAGTTCCCACATAATATCCTGATAAGTTCTTCCTGTTTGAGCTGAACCTGCGCCAGCATCATGAGGAACATAATGAGAACCGTATAAATATGATTTACTTTTGATTAATTTAACGTAATGTTCTGGACCCTCTCCTTGAGCTTCATAAAAATCTATAATTCTTAGTTCACCACCAATTTCTTGCCAAAATACTATTGAAGTAGCATCGTGATACCCAATATCCATTGCTGTATTTACTGGGGATCTAGTTTCATAAGGAACGTTGCAGATGCGTTTTTCTTCTCTAACCTTTTCAATAAGTCTGCCATAATAACTTCCCTCAACCCCTCTGTTAAAGCTACAATAGAATTCTTGTTGAATGTGTTCTTCTGATACGCCTTCGTCGCGCATCTTTTGAATGTCTTCATCATTTAACACGCCTGTTGCGCTTATTGGCAATACCTCACAAAACCAATCCTTAGAGGATTTTGCCATATTCATTAGGTCATAGAAATGATTCTTACCACGAGGAGTACTAATAAAGATAGCATACCCCCTGTTAACATCCAATATAGGACGTAAATAGTCCCAAGCTGCTGGCGATTGAATGGCGTATTCACTAAAGATAATAATTTTGGGATTGCTCCCAACAAGACTATCAATATTATCGCTTCCAATAAGCTGATATAAAGATCCATTAGATAACCTTATTTTCATTTCATGGCCATTCTTAGATTCAATACATTCTTTAGGAATGTAATCAAGAATTCGCTGACCATCATTTGTAGATGAATCCCAAATAACTTTTTTTGCTTGTGAATATGTAGGAAGGATATGGAATGCAGTCCATCCAGGATTAAGCAGCAATTGAAGAATAGCCCAATTGAATGCGGTAACGTCCTTGCCACCGCGTCGATGAACTACCCAGACTGCACGCTTTGTGCCACTATTTAGAGCTTGAATGAACTTCTTTTGATATGGTCGAGGTTGGAATGTTAGTTCCAATTGCGAGGTCATGAGGAACCACTATGTTATATGTTGATTGCTTTGAACCCTCAATATCTTTTCTTAAATCAGCATCAAACTTTTTCTGATCTCGGTCATATTTATGATATAATGGGTCGTAAAGTCCTTCACATCTAGTGTAAAATACTTCTGGCATAATCTTTAAACAAGCAGCTTTGAATCTATTTTGAGAAATATTTTCTTTAGCTAGTAATAAGGCATCCGAAAAGTCTTTATCTTTAGCTGCATAATCTGCAAGTCTAGTTACACTAAATTTCCGAGGAGAACTAAAGCCAATTAAATTTAAAGAATCTGGTAAATAAGACCATTCAATTAAATCGGCAGCTAATTTCACTAAATCTGTCGGGGGTCTTCCGTTTACCTTTGGACCTGGAAAATGCGAAGGAGCGCAAGCCATTATTAACCTCATATTTTGATTTCAATATAATCAAAGGTTTATTGTTGGTCAAGCGACCATTCGATGACATCAAGAATTAATTCAGCTGAGGGCGTTTCAAGCCAATATGAAGTGGGCATATTATACCATGCGCGCCAAGCTGCATGATCAGGCATAAAGAAAGCTTTTTTAATTGTGCCATTAGCATTTTTGACAAGGTATTTTTTAAGTAGATCATTGGGAAGTTCTTTTTCAACATCTTTCCATTGCATAATTAATCCTTTGGAGGCTGAGGAAGCGGCATCCAATGGGTTATATCTTCTTTACTAATGCATGACCACAAATTATTATCTTTTGGATAGGTTATTTTTTCAATTTCTATATAACCATCTTTACAAAGGATTAAAACTCTAATATTTTCAGGTGGTAAACGATCTTTAACGCTAAACCAAATCGGCCGAACGCCAATAATGTTGTCTTCAAGTTTGTATGTTTCGTAACCATCAAGGGCCTGGACGCATAGGCATCTTGGAGGAAAATCAGGAATAGGTAAAAATTCAGGTAATTTAAATCTACCCAATTCAAATTTTGTTCCTGGGGGATCACATCGAAACCCACATTTACAATCTAGACAATGTTCGCCACAAGATTCGCAATCTCCGCTCATTCTTGCCATGCCTCCATTTCTTTAATGGCATCTTCTTTTGAGAAATCTCCCATTGGAAGACAGTTTCCATCAACCCATTTTTCGACAAAAGAAATTGGATCTTTTGCAAATCCAGCAATGTCATCATCAACAGATTTAACAAACATTAATATTATGCCAGATAATTTTTTTTTGTAAGCAACATGCATATTTTTTCTAAACTCATTCATATGTTTAAAATTCCTTAAAATTTAGGCATGATAGGTAGATTATGCATAGGAAATCGGCATTTTGTATACATGATTATTTTGATTTATCCGAATTAATCATTTTTTCAAATGAATCACTCATCCCAATCAATTTTTCAAACATATCGTCAATGGCATCTGAAATTTGTTTGAGTGATAAATTTTGGTAATGATGATCTAGCTCATCCACGAGTAGGTCGAAAATTTGATATTTCAAGTCTTTGAATTCGTCATCATCCCATTTCATAAGTTGTTATCTTAGGTTATACATAGTTATCGTCGATTTCAGCTATAACTACCAATTCATTAGATTTTAGTAGGCTATCTTTTTGACCGAAGACATATTTGTTACCGCATTTTCTACATTCAATTGATGTACCTGATCTAAATATAGCAATCATGCCTCTGCCAGAAATTAGAACTTGGCC